ACGCAGGCCATCAACATCCTGCCCAATCTCTACACCCGCCTCGGCCAGATCGGCCTCTTCCGCTTTGAGGGCGTCACCCAGCGCTCGATCATCATCGAACAGCGCGAGGGGGTGCTGAGCCTCCTTCCCTCAGTGCCGCTGGGCGCCCCCGCCACCGTCGGCAACCGCGAGGCGCGCTCCATGCGCAGCTTCGCCCTGCCCTGGATCCCGCATGACGATGTCATCCTGCCCGCCGACATTCAGGGAATGCCTGCCCTGGGCGTCTCGGATGCCGCCGATCCGCTCGTCGAGGTGATGAACCGCAAGCTGACGCTCATGCGCCGCAAGCATGCCCAGACCCGCGAGTACATGGAGATGAACGCGCTGCGGGGCATCGTGAAGGATGGCGCGGGCACCACGCTCTACAACTACTTCGCCGAGTTCGGGCTCGATCAGGTCTCGGTCGACTTCGTCTTCGGGACCGCCGGCACCAACGTCCAGGGCAAGGTGCGCACCGTCCTGCGTGCGATCGAGGACAATCTCAAGGGCGAGACCATGACCACCGCCCATGCGCTGGTCAGCTCCGAGTTCTTCGACAAGCTGATCAGCCATCCGAAGACCGAGGATGCCTACAAGTTCTATTCCGCCACCGGCGGCCAGCCGCTCCGTGACGACATGCGCCGCGCCTTTCCCTTCGCGGGCATCCTCTTCGAGGAATACAACGGCTCCGTCACCTTGTCGTCCGGCACATCCGAACGGCTGATCCCCACCGGCGAGGGCATCGCCTTTCCGCTCGGCACGTTTGACACCTTCACCACTTATGGTGGGCCGGCCAACCTGCTGGAGACCGCGAACACCGTGGGTCTGCCGCTCTATGCCCGCCAGATGATGGACGCCAAGGGCCGCTGGATCGATCTGATGACCGAGGCCTCGATCCTGCCGGTCAACAAGCGCCCGCGCCTCGCGATCCGCCTGCACAGCTCGAACTGATAGGGCGCGCGTCATGCACTCCGCAGTCTCCGAGGCCATCGACGGCCTTTTCCGCGACACCAACATCGCGCGCGAGGCCGTCTACACCCCCGAGGGCGGCGCACCCCGGCTCATCCGCGTCGTCACGCGCCGCGCGGATGAGGTCACCGGCTTCGGCGACGCGCGACTCTGGTCGGAGACCACCCGCGTTGATCTGCGCGCGCGCGAAATCGCCGCCCCGCGCCCGGGCGACCGGATCGAGATCGACGGCGAGGGCTTCCTTATCCAGGGCGAGCCGGTGCGCGATCGCGAGCGGCTCATCTGGACGGTGGATCTGCGGCCGGCGTGACCGTGGCGGCCGGAGAGCTGATCCCCATGAAGCTGAAACTGGATATCACCCCCGACCTCGTCGCGATGATGGCCGCCGAAATCCTCGCCGGCGAGAAGGCCGTCAGTGCCGCCACGCGCGCGGCGGGCAACGACCTGAAGAGCGCCTGGCGCGCGCAGATCACCGGCGCGGGGCTGGGGCAGAGGCTCGCCAACACCATCCGCTCGGAGCAATTCCCGAAGGCCCGGCCCAGCCTGAATGCCGCTGCACTGGTCTGGTCCAAGGCCCCGGTCATCATAGGGGCCCATGAAACAGGGCCGCTGATCCGCTCGCGGAATGGCTTCTGGCTGGCAATCCCCACACCCGCCGCAGGCACATCCACCCGCGGTGGCCGCATGACCCCCGGCGCCTGGGAGCGCCGCACCGGCCTGCGCCTGCGCTTCGTCTATCGCCGCGGCGGACCGAGCCTGCTCGTCGCCGAGGGGCGGCTGAACGCCGGCGGCCGCGCCGTGGCCTCCCGCTCGAAATCCGGCCGGGGCCTCGCCACCGTCCCGATCTTCCTGCTGGTGCCGCAGGTCAAGCTGCGCAAGCGGCTCGATCTGGCGCGCGATGCCAATCGCGCGCAGGAGGCCATGCCGGGGAGGATCGTCGCGGAGTGGGTCGAGCGGCGGGTGGGCTAAGGGCACTAGGCGGGACAACCGGAACGTCAGTCCTTCACTCAGGGTGCTCTGTCGTTCCATTCTGTTTTCCGTGTCACGGACAGAGCTACCTGATGCTGTCAGCCCGCTTCCTGTGCACCTATGTATCGCAGGACATTGATCGCGGCTTCTGGAGTATGAAGCCGGATCTTGAATTCGTTCCGGGCAGTCCTTTGGGCGTCCGGGAACTGAGCGAGAATGCCGGGCTCATCAACCAGACCTGCTGCCAAGAGAGTGTCAGGTCTTCTGTGTATGGCTGATTGGGTCCATGCTTCCTGAGAGGAGCAAGGACGATGACGATTTCCAACGAACTGCTGGACGAGCTGCTGAAGGGCTGCAAGCGGCCTGAGGATCTGCTGGGCGACACCGGGCTGATGAAGGAACTGAAGATCCGGCTTATGGAACGGATGCTTGGTGCCGAACTGACCGCGCATCTGGGCTATGAGGCCGGAGCTGAGCCACCAGCCGATCAGACCAACCGCCGGAACGGGAGCGCGACGAAGCGGGTGAAGGGTTCTGACGGCGAGGTGCCGCTTTCGGTGCCGCGCGACCGGGAAGGCAGCTTCGAGCCGGAGCTGGTGAAGAAAGGGCAGACCCGGATCGACGGGGTGGATGACAAGATCATCGGGCTCTATGCCGCCGGGCTTTCGGTGCGCGACATCCAGGCCCATCTGGAGGAACTCTACGGTCTGCGGGTCTCGCCCGACCTGATCAGCCGCGTCACCGATGCCGTGCTGGATGAGGTCCGTGAATGGCAGCACAGGGCGCTGGACCGGATGTATCCGATCGTCATCTTTGACGCCCTGCGGGTGAAGATCCGCGATTCCGACAGCCGGATGGTCAAAAACAAGGCCGTTTACATCGCCTTGGGGGTCACCCGGGAAGGGGAGCGCGAGGTTCTGGGCCTCTGGATCGCCGACAACGAAGGCGCCAAGTTCTGGCTGTCGGTCATGAACGAGCTGCGCAACCGCGGGGTCCAGGACATCCTGATTGCCGTCGTGGACGGGCTGAAGGGCTTTCCTGAGGCGATCACCGCCGCCTTCCCCGAGACCATGGTCCAGACCTGCATCGTTCACCTGATCCGGCATTCGATGAACTTCTGCAGTTGGAAGGACCGAAAGGCAGTGGCGGCCGATCTGCGCCCGATTTACGAGGCCCCGACCGCCGAGGAGGCCGCCCGCCAGCTGGACGCCTTCGAGGAGAAATGGGCCGGGAAATACCCATCCATCGCCCCGGCCTGGCGCCGGGCATGGGCGGAAGTGACCCCGTTCTATGCCTTCAGCGCCGCGATCCGGAAGATCATCTACACCACCAATGCCGTGGAATCGCTGAACCGGGTTCTGCGGAAAACGCTGAAGACCAAGGGCTCCTTTCCGACCGAGGAGGCCGCGACCAAGCTGATCTTCCTAGCTATCCGCAATTTCGAAAAGGGCGGTCGCGCGGTCCGGGAATGGGTTGCGGCCCGCAATCAGCTGGCCATAATGTTCGCAGGGCGCTTCGACGCCTGAACGTATCTGAAAACCGCATGGACCGGGTCAGATACACAGAGTTCCAGACACTCCCGCTGCCAATGCAGGTTTGCGAAAATACCAAAGGATCCACTTCTGGTTGAGAACAGCAGCATAGTTCCAGCTGCCATCTTGTTCGAAACGAAGCTCCCGTTCGATGTAGCCATGTCCCGTTGGTCGGACAGTCAGACCATCGGGAAGTCTGGCATGTGCCAGCAGAAGGTAAGCACGGCGCACAGGTTCCTCGACCGATGCCGCATCTTGCAGCTGTTTTTCGAGTTTATCACCATCGACCAACATCCGTCGCACCCTTTCGGTCTGGCACAGGTTTGGACACATTATCCAGAACCTCGAAAGAATACAGTGTTCATGATCACTTGAGCCCTGGGAGCATCCATGCCCATCACCCGCGAGACCATTCTGACCGCGCTTTACGCGCGGCTCTCAGATTTGCCCGCCACCGCGCTGCGCGGCGAGGTGTTGCCCGAGCGCGTGCCCGCCGCGGGGCTCCTGATCCTGCGCGACGGTGATCCGGGCGAGGCGGAGGTCACGCTGTCGCCGCTGCGGTATCATTATCAGCACACGGCCGAGATCGAAGCGATCGTGCAGGGCGGCGATCGGGACGCGGCTTTCGATGCGCTCTGCGCCAGTATCGGCGCGGCTGTTGCCACCGACCGAACACTGGGCGGGCTCTGCGACTGGGCCGAAGCGGAAGCGCCCCGGCCTGTGGATCTGCCGGAGGAGGGCGCCGCCGGTCTCAAGGCGGCCGTGATACCGGTGATCCTGCACTATTCCCTGGCCGACCCCTTGGCCTGAACTTCACCCTTCGCACATCCGGAGACAACCATGGCACGATCCCTTGGGGCGCGGGCGCAGATGGCGCTTGCGTTCGAGACCACCTATGGCACCCCGCCCGCGAGCGGTTTTGTGCGCATGCCCTTTGCCAGCACGACGCTCGGGGCCGAGCAGCCGCTGCTGAACTCGGAGTTGCTGGGCTATGGCCGCGATCCGCTGCCGCCGATCAAGGATGCGCTGACCGCCGACGGCAATGTCGTCGTGCCGATCGATGCACGAGGCTTCGGCTTCTGGCTGAAAGCGGCCTTCGGGGCCCCCATCACGACCGGGGTTGAGGCGCCCTACGCGCACGAGTTCCGCTCGGGCGGCTGGGTGCTGCCCAGCATGGCCATCGAGACCGGCATGCCCGAGGTGCCGCGCTTCGCGATGTATTCGGGCTGTGTGCTCGATACGCTGTCGTGGCAGATGCAGCGCTCGGGGTTGCTGACGGCCACAGCCAGCCTCGTGGCGCAGGGCGAAGCGATCGCCACGGCCTCGGAGGCGGGCACGCTGGCCGAGATCGACCTGCAGCGGTTCGGGCATTTCAACGGCGCGATCACGCGCGACGGCACCGCGCTTGGCAACATCGTCTCGGCCGAGATCACCTATGCCAACAACCTCGACCGGGTGGAGACCATCCGCTCGGACGGCCGCATCGACGGGGCTGACCCGTCCATTGCTGCCCTCACAGGGCGGATCGAGGTCCGCTTCGCCGATCAGGTGCTGGTGGATCAGGCGATCAATGGCGATCCCTGTGCATTGTCATTCAGCTATTCCCTGCCCTCGGGCGAAAGCCTGACGCTGACCGCCCATGCCGTCTATCTCCCCCGCCCGCGCATCGAGATCGCCGGACCCCAGGGCATTCAGGCCACCTTCGACTGGCAGGCCGCGCGCGACACCAGTCTCGGGCGCATGTGCACCGTCACGCTGGTCAACGACGTTGAGACATACTGAGCGCCCGGGATGATCGGGACACACGACAACAACGACCGCCAGCGTCACAGCCCAGAGGGCATAGCCAAACACCACCCAGACCAGAAGAAGCCGGTCGAACCAGTTTACAGCATACCGGTCACGTGACGGCGCAGACAGGCGATTGGCCGTGTCCGCGCCGCAAGCGCCTTTCCCACATCCATCTGCCATCGTTCACCCCGAGCGCCACAGACGGCCTCGTTCTGCACCACACTCGTTTCAGAAAGGTTTCCCGAGATGCTGCGCCTGAACCTCGCCCGCGAACCCTCCTGGCTCGACCTTGGCCGCGACGTCCGCGTGCGGGTCGCGCCGCTGACCACCGCGCTGATGGTGGCCGCACGCAGCGACCCCAATGTGCGCGGCTTGCCCGAGGGCACCAGCGACGACGAGATCGCCGTGGTCTTCGGCAAAGCCCTCGCGGAACGCGCCATCCTCGACTGGGAAGGCGTGGGCGACGCCAAGGGCAAGCCCGCACCGGTGACCCCTGACGGGATCGCCGCGCTCCTCGACATCTGGCCGATCTTCGAGCGCTTCCAGATGGGCTACGTGGCGAAGGGTCTGGAGCTCGAGCAGGAAAAAAACGCCTCCGCGCCCTCGCCGACTGGATCCACGGCGGGGGCGACAGCTACTGCGCGGCCTGCACACCCTGCGAGGGCCCCGGGCAAGTCTGCAAAGACTGCCCGCAAATCCTGAACGCGCCGCGCACATGGGAAGGCTGGCAGGTCTGGGACCTCTCGGGAAGGCTCGGCGGCCAGATCCGGGCCGTCCCCGGCGTTGTACTGGGCTGGGACATGGGCGCAGCACTGGCCATGGCCGACGCGCTGGGCGTCGATCCCCGCGCCGCCGCAGAATTCCTGCCGGTGATCGAGGCCGTGATGGTGCGGCATCTCAATGAGAGGGTGACCGGGGAAGGTGAATAAAGGGCGGAGATTATTGTGGTGGCTGAAGGCCCGACGTCAGGCTTTGATCTTCGCAAGGTAGATCACCCCCGGCACATCTGCAAAATGCGCATCACAGGTCACCAGCGAGGCCGCACGCGCGCGCGATGTCGCGAGAATGATGGCATCTGCCGTCGCAAGCCGGTGCGTGCGACAGAGTTCCGCCGCCGCCAGCGCGATCTCCGTGTCAAGCGGCACAACCCGGCACACCTGCGTAAAGGCGACGATCTGGTCCGCCTTGTCCTCGTCCATCTCGCGCGTGAGCCATTTCGCGAGCTCGAGCTGCACGATCGTCGGGACCAGCCAGTCTGACTGCTCCGGAAGATATTCCGCCACAACATCGCCCGTCGGCGAGCCGATCAGCCATTCGATCCACGCCGATGTATCGACAAGAACCATCAGACCCGATCCGCGCGATCGCGATAACCCTCAGCCTGCGTGCCGCGTGCAAAGCCCTTGAGATCCTCGCGCCGCGGCACGGGCACCAGCAGAACACCTGCCCCCTTGGGAATGAAGGCAAAGGCCTGACCCGCTTCCCACTGCTGCGCCGTGCGGATCGCCTTGGGGATCGAGATCTGGAACTTTGACGACAGGGTCGCGGTCTCGGCCATGAGTCTGCACCTTTCTGATCGATGCGCAAAACGTAAGACGCCCACAGTCGCAATGCAAGGACCCTGACCATGGCAGAGAAACGCATCTCCGTCCGCCTGTCCGCGACCGGCGGCCGGCAGGTCAAGGCCGAGCTGGAGGGTGTGGGAGAAGCTGGCAGCCGCGGTTTCGGGCGCCTCTCGCGCGAGATGGAGGCGGCGAATGCCCGGCTGGCGGCCTTCGCGCGCCGCGCGCGGGTCGCGATGGCCGCAGCCGCGGCGGCGATCGCGGCCGCCGCCACGGCGATGATCCGCTCGGGGCTGCAGGTGGTGGATGCGCAGGCCAAGCTCGCCGCCTCGTTGGAGACCACCGTCGAGAGCATCCAGGTGCTCGAGCGCGCCGGCGATCTCGCGGGCGTGTCCATGGGACAGATCGAACAGGCCACCCTGCAGCTGACCCGGCGGCTGTCACAGGCCGCGGCGGGGACTGGGCCCGCCGTCGATGCGCTGACCCGGTTGCGTCTGTCCGCGGCCGAGTTGCAGGCCCTGCCGCTCGACCAGCGCATCGCCCTGATCCAGGACCGGCTGGCCGAATTCGTGCCCGAGGCCGAGCGCGCGGCTGTCGCCTCGCAGCTCTTCGGCGATCGCGCCGGGCTCGTGTTCACACGCATCGATACCGCCACCCTGCAACAGGCCACGCAAGACGTGCGCGACTTCGGGGTGGTGGTCTCCGATCAGGATGCCGCACAGATCGAGCGCACCAATGATGCGATCTCGCGGCTGGGGCTGATCTGGCGCGGGCTCTCGAACCAGTTCGCCGTGGCCGCAGCCCCGGCGCTGCAGGCGGTGGCCGATGCCATGGCGGCAGTTGCGCGCACCACAGGGCCGTTGGGGCTCGCGATCCGCGGCGTCTTCGACAACCTCGGGCGACTCACCGCCTATGCCACCGGCATCGCTACCCTGCTGGCGGGGCGGTTCGTTGCGGCCAAGATCGCGGCCGCGGTTTCGGTCAGGGGACTTGCCATGGCGCTGGTGGTGCTGCGCGGGGCGTTGTTGCGTCTGCCCTTCATCGGCCTTGTGGTTGCCGCGGGCGAGGTGATCCTGTGGTTCGGGCGGCTGGTGCGCGGCGCGGGCGGGCTTGGCACGGCACTCTCGCTGCTGGGCGATCTGGCGCGCGAGGTGGGCAGCCGCATGGCGCTGGGCACGATCGCCATGGGGCTGCAGATCATGGCGGCTTGGGCCGGCATCAAGGCCGCGATCGCCGAGGCGCTGCAGGCCTCGCTCGGGGCGGTGGTGGGCTTCGGCAATGCCGCGCTGAACACCTTTGAGGGGGCCTTCGCGGCGATCAGGGTCCTCTGGGGCGCGCTGCCTGGCGCCATCGGGGATTACGCGTTTCAGGCGGCCAATGCGCTGATCGCCGGCGTCGAGGCGATGCTGAACGGCGTGGGCCGGCGCATCAACGGGTTTCTGGAGGGGATCAACGCGGGGCTTGGGGCGCTAGGCATCGAGCGGCGTGTGTCCCTGATCGGCGATCTGGAACTGGGCCGGATCGACAATCCCTTTGCAGGATCAGCAACTGAAGCCGGGGCCGAGGCGCGCGCGGCGTTCGAAGCCGCGTTCAGCTCCGATCCCATCGCCCCGCCCGATCTCGGGCTGGCGGAGAGTGCCGCAAGCGCCCGCAGCGAGGCCGAGGCCCTGCGCGCCACACTGGCGGGTGTGGTCGACGCGGCCACGGCCCCGCTGGACTCCGTGGCCGCCCTGCGCGAGGCGGTGACGGCGAACATAGCGGAGGTCGAAGCCGGTCTTACTGGCGCGCGCGACGCTGCCGCCAATCTGGACGACACGATCGACGCGGCGGGCGAAGCTGCAGGGCGCGCGGGTGGCGCCGGGCGCGCCGCGGGCGGTGCGCTGCGCGAGGCGGCAGAGACCGCCCGCGATGCATGGGAAGCCACGGGCGAGGCGGTCCGCGCCGCGCAGGACCGCTCGCGCGAGATCGCCCAAGGCCTGGCGCAGGACATCACCGGGCCGATCAAGGACGCGCTCAAATCGGGCGAGTTCACCTGGCAGACCTTTGCGAGCGCGGTCTCGCGCATCGCCCAGAACCTCGCGACCCGCCTGATCGATCTGGCCTTCAAGCCGATCGAGAACGCCCTGATCAACGCCTTTTCCGGGGGCGGCGGCGCGGGCGGCGGCGGGTTCCTTGCCAGCCTCTTCGGTTTTGCACGTGGCGGGGTGTTTGCAGGAGGCCAGGAGCTCACCGCCTTCGCCCGCGGCGGCGTGGTCAACCGGCCGACGGTGTTTCCCTTCTCCCGCGGCATCGGGCTGATGGGCGAGGCCGGGCCCGAGGCCATCCTGCCGCTGCGGCGCGGGCGCGACGGGCGGCTCGGGGTGGAGATGAACGGAGCCGGAGCACCGCAACCCGCACAGGACCTCTCGACCCGCATCATCAACGTGCTCGACCCCTCAGTGGTGGGCGATTATCTCGCCACGCCCTCGGGCGAGCGGGCCATCCTGAACGTCATCCGGCGCAACCGGAGTGCGCTGAATGCCTGAAGCGGACAACAGCCTGGCACCGCTCTGGCCCTTCCCGGCGGCGCAGGAGATCACCGAGGTCCTGGAATGGCGCACCGACATTCTGCAGGCCCGCGCCGGCGAACAGCGCATCGCGCTCCGTCCCCGCCCCCGCGAGATCGTCACCTTCCGGCATCGTCTCGACGCGCTGGGCATGGCGCGCGCGGCGGAACTGCCGAGGGCCGGGTTTGCGGGCGCATGGCGGGTGCCGCTCTGGCATATGGCGCTGCAGCCGGGGGCCGATCTGGCTCAGGGTGACATGGAGGTGCCGCTCGATACGGGCGTGTCGGATTACCGGGCGGGGGAAGCGGCGGCGATCGCGGTGGATGGGGGTGACGCGGTTCCGGTGGCGATCGCCGACGTTCAGCCCGACAGATTGGTGCTTGTTGAACCGCTTGGCGCATCCGCGCTCGGCATGGCAGTCGGCCCCGTGCCTGCGCGGCGCATCACCATCGCGCCGATCCGCGCCGGCGTGCTGACCTCCGCCATCGAAATTGCGCGGCGCCGGCAGGGCGATGGCACGGTCACCACGAGTTTCCTGCTGCGCGACACGCCGGACCTCGCGGCCCCCAGCTTGCCGACCTATCTCGGCCGCCCAGTCCAGACCGATCCGAGCCTCGTGCGACGGCCCCTCACCGCCAGCCTGCGCCGCGCCGTCGAGTATGTCGACAACGGCTTCGGCCCGGTCATGGTGGAGCCGCTGCGCGACACCTTTGAGCGAGGCGAAACGATCACCCTGAAGGCCCACGCCCCCACCACGCGCCACGCCTTGCGCCGCTGGCTCTGGTCGATCCGAGGGCGGCAGGCCAGCTTCTGGCTGCCAACCTGGGGGCATGAATTGCAGTTGCGCAGCCCCATGACATCAGGGTCGGTGCTGATGCGCGTCGCGCCGGTCGCGGCGATCGAGGCCTATGTCGGCCGCCGCATCATCCTGGAAATGCCCTCCACGCTGGGGTTCCGGACGATCACCGCGGCCAGTGCCGAGGGCGGGGATCATCGGCTGACGATCTCCTCGGATCTGGGCGAGCCCATGCCGCTCGGCACGAAAGTGCACTTCCTGACCGCAATGCGCGCCGATGCGGATCGGGCAGAGCTCACGCATCGGGCCGGGGCGAGCGAGGTGACGTTGCCGGTGGTGGAGGTCGGAGAGTGATCAGTAGCGACGCGCAGACGGCTATCCGGCAGGTGTCACCCCATCGTTTTGCCGAAACACCGTCATACTCTTGCCCCGCATTTCGGTTTCCATCGCGACATGGATCGATCACCAGTTCCACCTGCACGGCCGGACTTTTCCTTGCCGCTGCAATCGACCGAACCCTCCGGGTTTGGCGCCAACATCATGTCATTCGAACAGATCGTGATCCACTATGGTGCCGAGCTTGCCTTTCTCGCGGCAGTGCTGCTGGCATTCAGCCTCCTGCGCCTCACGCTGTGGTCCGGTGTTCAAGCCGCGACAGCAGACAAGGCGAGCGGCGCATCCGTTTCGCCCTGGCAGCGCAGCAAAAGGCCAATTCGCAGGCGAAAATCTGCGAGATTGAAGGTCTTGCCAAATCCGCAAGGCAGAGTGGAAGCACCCGCATCGACGGCCAATACCAGCATCTGCCGATGGCGCATCGACGGCTTGCGCCACCGGAATGCGGAATTCACGCGGTGGATCTGCCTCGATTGCGACGCCGAAGGCTATTCCCGCGATACTGCTCCTCCGGTCACTTGCAAGCGCGGGTTGAAGCCGCGTGCAATCTGAACCCGCGCGAGCGTCCGCGGCTCCATGACTGGTTGCGGATGTTCGCAATTCTGATTCGATCTTTGAAACCATGACCTACGCCAGCCTCGAATCCTCGCCCGCCGAGGGCCGCCCTTACTACCTCTACCAATTTACGGAAGCCGCACATGTCTGGCGCTTCACCAGCCGGGCGGAGGCGCTGACCAGCGCCGATGGCAGCGGCGGGAAGATCACCTGGGAGCCTGCCGCGGTGGCGCATGGCGATGTGGTCCAGACGAGCGAGATCGAGCGGGGACGGCTGGAGCTGACCTGGCCGCTGTCGCATCCGTTTGCGCGGCGCTATCTCGCGCCGATGGGAATGGCGCCGGTGACGCTGACGATCTTTCGCGGCCATGAGCAGGTGCTGGGGGAAGTTGTGGCGCATTGGAAGGGGCGGGTTGTGGGCGCGGAGGTCGAGGGCGCGCGGATAATCCTGAACTGTGAATCGGTTTTCAGCACGCTGCGGCGCGCGGGTGTGCGGGCGAAGTACCAGCGGCTCTGCAGGCACGCGCATTACGGGCGCGGCTGCGGGCTGGACATTGCGCTGCACTGGCAGAGCGGAGTTGTGACCGAGGCATCCGCGGGCGGCGCGCTGGTGATTATCCCCGAGGCCGCGGAACAGCCCGACGGCTGGTATCGCGGCGGGGTGCTGCGCTTCGGGGGGCAGCTGGGCTTCATCACCGGGCATGCGGGTGTGGCGCTGTCGCTGTCGCGGCACATGCCCGAACTGGCGGCCGCCCTGGCCGCACCCGAGCTTGACCCCGAGACCGGCGATCCGCTTCCCGTGACGGCCGACATCGCACCGGGCTGCGATCTGCGCCCGGCGACCTGTGCGGCCAGGTTCGACAACCTCGCGAACTTCGGCGGCTTTCCCGAGATCCCGGGCCGCAACCCGCTGGGCGGCGGCTCGATCGTCTGAGCCGGGCGCGCGGGCCCAACTGCAAACGGAACACCCCATGGTCTGGACCTTCATCGCGCGGCTCGTGCTCGGGCTGGCGCTGTCGGCGCTTTCCTATGCGCTGAACCCGCGGCCGAAGCCCGAGACGCCGCAGGCGGCGGGGCTCGATGAGTTCTCTCTACCCACGGCCGAAGAGGGCCGCCCGATCCCGGTCGTGTTCGGCACGGTGCTGATCACTGGCCCGAATGTCGTCTGGGCGGGCGATCTGCGCGTCGATCCGATCCGCAAGAAAGGCGGGAAGAAGTGATGGCGCGCGACGAGGACAAAATGAACCCGGTCGGCCTGCGCGTCACCATCCAGGACATCCGAAGCGCGCGCTACTGCCTCGCCGGCGTCCGTCCGTGGTTCCGCCGCCATGGCCTCGACTGGCAGGACTTCCTCGCCCGGGGCATCGACGCCGCCACCCTGCGCGCCACCGGCGATGCGCTGGTGGACCCGGTGATCCGCGCCGCCGAGGATCGCGCGCGCGTCCGCCCCGGCCATTTCGGCACCATGGCAGACACGCCCAATCCAGCGGAGGCGCCCGATGGGCGGTAGCAAGAGCCAGATCACCGGCTACCGCTACGCGCTGGGCCTGCACCTGGCGCTCTGCCACGGGCCGGTGGATGCGATCCGCGAGATCCGCGTCGACGGGCGCACCGCCTGGTCGGTGACCACCGGCGGCATGGAGGAAGGCGGCACCGGCGCCGGCGTCGAGCCGCAGATCGGAACGGTTGCCGCCATGTCGTCCGTGGCAGCAGGGCCGGGCGAAGACAGCGCGGTTGTCAGCTTTGCCGGCACGCTGCCCGGCGTCCGTCTTGGGCAAAGCTACCGGCTGCGCCTTGACGATGGCAGCTCTGCCATCATCACCCTGCGCGAGGTTGCGTACGACGCCGCGACAGACCTCACCACCTGGCAGGTCGCCCCCGCCGAGACCGCCTTTGCCGTACAACCCGTCGTGGTGCTGGAGACCAGCGCGGCCGCCAGTAACAGCGGCGCCGGCGCGGGGGGCGGGCGTATCCGCATCGACGCGCCCGAGCTCTTCGGCGGCGACAGCCGCGAGGGCGGCATCGTCGGCGATGTCGATGTGCTTATGGGCGCGCCCGATCAGGCGCCGAACGACTATCTCGCCGGCGTGCTCGGGGCCGCGGTCCCCGCCTATCGCGGCCTCTGCAGCCTCGTGCTGCGGCAGATGTATCTGGGCCTCAATCCCTATCTCAAGCCCTGGGCCGTGCGCGTGACCCGCGTGCTCGCGGGCGAGGCGGGCGCGCCCCAGTGGTATCCCGCCCGCGCCGCGATCCATCCCGAGGCCAGCATCGCGGATGCCGCGATCCATATCGCGCTCGATGCCTCGGGCTCCATGTCCGGCCCGCGCATGGCCGCGCAAAAGGCCGCCGTGGCCACGCTCCTGCGCGAGATCGCCGCCAGCGCAGATCCCGACGCCCCCAACGATATCCGCCTCCAGCTCTGGAACAGCGGCGTCGTCGCCGCAACCGAGGCGCGCGACATGGACGCTGCGGCGTACGGGGTCCTTGAGGACTGGCTTCTTGCGCAGTCGGACACCACCACCGGCGGCACCAGCTTTGATGCGGCCTTCGCGGGGGTTTCGGACTTCTTCGCGGCCGCGGGCGAGAAGCGCCGCGTCATCGTCTTCATCACCGATGGCGTGCCGGACCCCGCGGAGTCGGTCGAGGCCGCGCTGGCCACCCTCGCGAGCCTGCCGCCCGCCGACATCTTCGGCGTCAACGTCGCACTCGAGGACACCACCCAGACCGCGCGTATCGACACCACCCCCGTCGATGGCGTGCCGGTCATCCCGCCGGTCGACAGCGCCGCGCTGATCACCGCCCTGCGCGGGGCCTTCGGCGCGGGCCCCGACATGAACCCCGCCCATATCATCCGCGATTGCCTCACCAACCGCGACTGGGGGCTGGGTCATCCGGAGGCCGAGATCGGTGAGAGCTTTACGGTGGCCGCCGATGTGCTCCATGCCGAGGGGTTCGGCCTCTCGCTGATCTGGCAGCAGGACAGCTCGATCGAGGACTTCATTGCCAGCGTGCTCGATCATATCGATGCCACGCTCTTCATCGACCGGCGAACCGGGCTCTGGGAGATGCGGCTGATCCGGGCGGATTATGATGCCGCCACGCTGCCGCTCTTCGATGAGACCAACGTGGTGGATTGGGGCCGCCTCGGGCGCCGCGCGCCCGGCGATCTGGTCAACTCGGTCACCGTGCGCTTCACCGATCCGCGGACGGACGACACCGGCGCAGTCTCGGTCACCGACACCGCCCGGGTACAGGCCATGGGCGATGTGATTGCCACCACCCTCGATTATCCCGGCATCCGCTCGCAGGCCCTCGCGCTGCGCGTGGCCGAGCGCGACCTGCGCGCGCTCTCCGCGCCGCTTCTCTCGGGCGAGATCGTGGTGACCCGCGCAGGCGCCGCCCTGGGGCCCGGCGATGTGATCCGGCTGCGCTCGGCGCGTCTGGGTCTCGACGATGTGGTCATGCGCATCTCGGAGATCGGCCAGGGCGACGGGCGCGACAACGGCATCCGCCTCAAGCTCGCCGAGGATGTCTTTGCCCTCGGCGCCACCGCCATTGCGGGCGGGCGCCTGGGCCGGGGATCGGCGGGGCTGACATCGGCGCCCCGGCCCCTGGAGCGGCGGCTGGTGATCGAAGCCCCGTACTGGCTGGTGGTGCGCGAGCTGGGCCATGCCGAGGCCGAGCGGCAGCTGGCCGATGATCCGGAGGCAGGCACGCTCCTCGCCACCGCCGAGCGCCCCGGCGCCGATGCGCGGGCCGCGCAGCTCTGGGTCGATCCCGGCACCGGGCCTGCGGAAGAGGGGGCCGTGGGCTTTGCGCCGACAGCATTGCTGGCGGAGGATCTCTCCGCCCATCCGGCGCATTGCGTCATCGCCGTCACCGGCTGGCGCGAGATCGGCGCGGTGGCGATCGGCACGCTGGCTGCGATCGGGGATGAGCTGGTGCGCGTCGACGGGATCACGCCCGAGGCGATCACGCTGGGGCGCGGCTGCCTCGACACCGCGCCGCGCGCCCATGCCGCCGGCACGCCGGTGATCTTCTTCGGCGATGTGGCCCGCATCCCCGAGAGCACATGGGCCGCGGGCGAGACGCTTGCCATTCGCCTTCTGCCCGAGACCGGGCGCGGCACCCTCGCCTTTGCCCGCGCGCCCGAGGACAGCATCACGCTGGCCGCCCGGGCGCGGCGCCCGCTGCCGCCGGGCAACTTCCGCGCCAACGGGGCCTACATGCCCGAGGCAACTGACGGCACGCCCGGGTTTGCGGAGTGGCCGGGGGGCGGGTCGGGTGGCGGAGGCGGCAGCGGCGGGTCTGGCGGTGCAGGCGCGGAGCCCGCCGTGGTCTGGACCGGCGCACCCGTCACCCTCAGTTGGGCGCATCGCGACCGGCTGACCCAGACCAGCCCGGTGATCGCCGATCACACGGCGGGCGACATCGGCCCCGAGCCCGGCACCACCTACCGCCTGCGCGCCACCGCGCTGTCGGAGACCGGCGCGGATCTGGGGCTGGTGTTCGAGGCAACGGGGATCACCGACACCACACTTGCCGTTGCGGGCGCCGATCTGACCGCCCCCCTGCCGCCCGGCACCACCGCCCTGCGCTGGGCGGTCGTGTCCGTTCGTGACGGCATCGACTGCCGCGCGGCCCCGCGCCTCGTGCTGCCCCGCCCCGCACCCGGCCTGCTGCGTATCGGCAGCCCAGACGCGCTGGCTGCGCCCGCATGGGTGCTGATCGGCGATGGCAGTGGTGGTTCGGGTGGCCGCATTCTCATCTCGGAAGAGGAGTGACCATGACCGACAAGACCTATCCCCAGCTCGACGCCTTCGACGGCCTCACCGGCGCCGAGATCTGCGCGCTGCACCAGGACGGCCGCCTCGTGCGCCTGACGCTGACCGAGCTCGCCCAGTGGATCCGGACCGCGGAAAGCATCGTGCGCGCGTCAGAACCCTTCGAGGGTGTGCTCGCCCGGCGCACCAGCACGCTCTCGGGCGTGACCTTTCCCCTTGTGGTGCCCTGGCAGGACACCGTCTACGACACCATGGACTTCTGGTCGGGCGCCGCCCCCACGCGCCTGACCGTGCCCGCCGGCGTGACCAAGGTGCGGCTGTCGGGGGCGGCCGCCTTCAATTCCGCCACCGAGGCCGGCACGCTCAGCTGTTCGATCCGCCGCAACGGCCTCTCGGAGCCGAATGCGCTGCTCAACGTTCTCCGCGAGGGCGCCATCGGCTTTGCCAACAACGCAACCGCCACATGGTCCCCCGTTCTCCCCGTCACTCCGGGCGATTACTTCGAGATGCGCCTGCACCGCTCCGGCATGCCCTCCGTCACCGATCTCGAACACGACGGCGCCACCTTCTTCGCCCTCGAAGTCGTGGAGAAGGCGCCGTGAGGCCAAGCCCCCCGAGATGGCACCCCAGGAGACAGAGCCCCCGGCACCCTCTCCGCCGAGACCACCCGATATCCATGGCGAGGGTCAAAACATGAGTGTGCTTCTGTGCCTGAAGAAAGGCGCTGATATCGATGCTTTCCTTGCCGAGGCGCAGGCCGCCGGGATCGCTCTCACCCCGCTGCCCGGCCTGCCGCGGCATTTTTCTGCTCCGCAGTTCAGCCCTGCGACCTTCCCGCTGGCGGGCCATCCTGCCATCGCCGCCATCGACGAGGGCGATACGCCCGCCCGCGGTGAAGAGGCCGCGCCGCAGATGATCACGATCGACCGGCAGATGGCCGGCGGCTCCTGGGCCATTGCCCGCCACATCCGCCGCGATGCCCCCTGGCTGGTCGCCCCGCGCCTGCGCCATCCGATCGGGACGATGTTCCGCTGCAACCGCACTGGCGCGGGGGTCGATGCCTATGTCGTCGACAGCGGCCTGCGCTATGACCACGCGGTCTTCGGGGGCCGGGCGAGCTTTGTCGGCGGCACGTATGGGGCGGGCGGTGTGGATGACCACGGCCATGGCACCTCGGTCGCGGCCGTGCTCGCGGGCGATGTCGTGGGCCTCGCGCGCGGGGCCGGGCTGCGCATCGTCAAGGGGCTTGATGCCTCCAATTCCGGCACCTTTACCGCCATCGCCAGTGCCATCGGGATGGCCCGCGCCGATTTCGAGGCCCGTGCTGCGTTGGGTCGGCCATCCGTTCTGAACCTCTCCCTCAGCGCCAATGGCGCCACGATCGATGCCGCCGTCGCCGACTGCATCGACGCCGGCCTGATCGTCGTGGCCTCCGCGGGCAATGACATCACCGGCCCCATCGGCTTTCCCGCCGCAAGTGCCGATGTGATCTGCGTGGGCGGGCTGAGGGCCAATGACACACCCTATTACATCGGCAATACCGGCACCTCCGCAGGCCCGCGCGTCGATATCCTCGCCGGGGCCGAGCGCATCTGGACCGCGTCCTTCACCGCGCCCGACGCCTTCCGCCTCGGCTTCGGCACCTCCTATGCCGCTCCCCTTGTCGCGGGCGCACTGGCCTGCATGCTGCAGGGCCGTCCCCGGCCCGCCAGCCGCACCCATGTGCAGGCCGTGCGCGACGCCCTGCTGGCCGCGGCCACCACCGGCCGCTTCCAGCCCCAGCCGCAATTCCCCACCGGGGATCTCCCCGACCGCATCCTCTGGCTCGATCCCGACGCCACCGACGTGCCCATCCCCGGGCTGGGGTGAGGGAGAGCAGCTGCGGTCGCAGGAATTGGGCCGCGATCCGAAGTCACCCGCGCGGTCGCGCGAGCATCACCGCAGGCGTCATCATTGGCGCCATTGAATCGACAGACTGACAAAAACACCGGAGGGGAGGCACCCATGGCCCCGGAACCCCGCGATCACACCATCCGCATGTCGCAGCCCGAGTTCGAGGAACTGCTCGCCCGCATGGCGCAGGAAGGCGCCCGACGGGCCCTCGCCGATGCCGGCCTCGACGGCAAGGAGGCCGCCCTCGATATCCGCGACCTGCGCGCACTCCTCGCCTCCATCCGCTTCATGCGCCGCACCGCCGTCCAGACCACCGTCCATGTCATCACAACTGGCGTCATCCTCGCGCTGCTCGCAGGCATCGCCCTCAAGCTCAGGATCTTCGGCACCAGCGGGTGAGGACGAAGCCTGAACGCTGCGCGCCGCACGCGATCACCGTTCGGCACCGCCCAACCCATTACGACGACCCAACCACCCCGGGCCTCGCATCACGCGGGGCCTTTTTTGCATCCGGAGACCCCACATGTCTGATCCCGTCCGCACCTTCCGCCACTACCGCGATGTCCCCGACAGCCTCTGGCGCTGGCCCAACTTCTCCCCCGCCGAGATTGCCTGTCGCGGCACGGGGCAACTGAAGCTGCACCCGGAAGCGCTCGACAAGCTGCAGGCCCTGCGCAACCGGCTCGGCAAGCCCCTGATCCTGCGCTCGGCCTATCGCAGCCCGGAACACAACCGCGCCGTGAAAGGCGCGCCGCGCTCCAAGCACATGATTGGGGCGGCCTTCGACATCGCCATGACGAACCACGACCCAGCTGCGTTTGAGGCCGCGGCGCGCGAGGTCGGTTTCCTCGGCTTCGGGTTCTATCCGCGCTCGGGGTTCATGCACATCGACCTTGGGCCGGCGCGCACCTGGGGCGAGCGCTTTCCGGTGCGGGAGACTGCATTTGCCCCTGAGACACCTGCCGCGCGCGAAGTGCTCGGCGAAAGTCGCACGCTCAAGGGCACCGGCACGGCCGGCGTTGCCACTGTCGGGGCCGCAGGCATCGACGTCGCCCAAGGTGCGCTCGCCGAGGCGCAGGGCGCCATCCTGCCCCTGGTGCCGTATCTCGATACCCTCCGCTGGCTGTTCATCGCCCTCGCGCTGGCCGGCATCGCCGTCGCCGTCTGGGCGCGCGTCGATGACTGGAAGAAGGGGTTGCGCTGATGTGGGGCGGTCTGATGGTCGGGGTCATCGCCCGGCCATGGGCGCGGCGGGTGGCGGGTCTCATGCTCGTCGCGCTCACCATCACCCTGTTTCTTCTCAACCTCCGCCGCACGGCCGAGCGCGCAGGACGCGCCGCCGAACGGCTGGAAAGCCAGGAGCGCAGCAATGCCATCCAACATGACATGCTCGATGCCGCCGCGCGCCGCCCTCGCAATCGCGACGATCTTGTTAAACGGATGCGCAGGGGTGACTTTTGACGGCACGCACGCTGCCTGCACGCCTCTGGTGGAGTATGGTCACGCCGAGCAGGCGCGCGTGGCGGACGAAGTCGCCGCACTGCCCGAAGGCGCGGTGATCCCCGAGTGGCTCGCGGATTATGCCGTGCTGCGCGACCAGGCGCGGGCATGTGCGGGCGGGTAG